CTCTCGCGGAACGATGTCTCGATTGAGAACGACTTTTCAGCGTTCAATTTAAAACCAATCGATTCAAAGAACCGTTCAAACGACTTCCTTGCTCTACTTAAAGCGACAATTAAGTCATCGCCGTACGTAGATACTAAATATGCAATGCAACGATCTAAAGGTACTTCACTTAATGTGAAGCCCCAGTTCAAGAGAAATGCGACAGTCAAGGCAAAGAATATGAGGGATTCAAGTTCGAAAGTGAACGAGTATCCCATAGGAAAGCTCCGGTATGTATACCGTTGCCCCTTCCATTCGAAGCCCAGACACGACGATCTCTGCATCATGTCCCAAAGTTTTTGACATTGGGGTCTAGGTTTCCCTAGTAGAACCTCTTCCAAAATCGGAAAAGTTATTCTATCAGAAGCAGAAGAAAAGTCGTAGGTATCAAAGAAACTAGTCTTGGATGCTATCCAAGCAAGTACTTGATGATCCCGCGCGCACGTATCAAGATTATGATTGACGTTGCAAGACCTTATGCTCCGATACGCTTTACGTATCCATTCGCCTATACCTTTTTGTTTAGCTTTACGCAAAACAGAGGTTATAGTTATCACCCTATTCTTGTCGGCGTTCTTAGGCACTTGGTGAAGTTTATCCCAAGACCACGAAGAACTAACGGCTGTTTGCCGTATCTGTTCAGCGAGAGATGGCTCGAAAAACAATTCGAGATCGTCCAGCTCTCCGGCAAGTGACGAAAGCTTAGCTAAACGTGATTTGTAGGTCCGATATTTCCCATCAAAGGTCATATCGCCCGCAAAGCCGCTTAACGAAGCACCCGGACCGTAAAAGAAACGAGTCTGGGGTTCGTAGGGTACATTGCTAAGTGCACGCTCTACTATATCTCCGGCAGTATCAAATATACGCCGATAGTCGAGCTCAAGGATCTCACCTTGGTGTAATCGCCGACACAGATCATTAGCTATCTTAAATGCCTCATCAACTGAGGACATATACGATGCAAATGTCTTATCTGCGAGTGCCTCGGATTCTGCCTTTGTCTTCGGAGGAATCTTCTTTCGTACTGTATTAGCCTCATAGTCAGGATATCTAACTAGTATATCCTGATTTAAAGCGTCACAATATTCAAGGAATTCATCCAATTCGAAAGACGGCAGCAAACCATATTGCAGGTCTACGCCGATATCCTTGTTTGTGCAAGCGATAGCCTTTTTCTTAAGACTATCGTACTTAGCTCTGTTCAGTCTCACTACCTTAGGTAGATTGAGATGACCCGGAAGGTCGTCCTTTACTGATAACATAAGTATTTAACCTCCAACTAAACTAATAAGGTAGAGCGCCGCTATCGACAGCATCAGCAATGATGCCGTTCTGAAGCAGATTACTTGCCATATATCGTAAGGCAGTTATATCTGCGGTGGCTGCTTCCTGAGGCAACGAAAACTGAATCTTAACAATATTCAGCTTTGTTGACTTCACGTTGTTAGGCGAAGTCCATTCAAACGGTTGTGTTAACCGAATTTCGAACTTGCGATTAGTTCCAGAAGTTATCTGGTGACCGATTGCTTGAATACGAGGTGACAGTTCTAAAGATGACTGTGGATTACTCCAACGGACATCTAAACCGTCCTTCGACATCGGAACAAAGGTTACATCAGCTGTGTGGTTGTTGACCACAATATTTGAAATTTGAGCCATAGGCCCTCCAAATGGAAGTTTAGGGACTTTACGGTCCATAATAAATAAATTATTTGCGCGAAGCAAATACCCATGCAACTGTAAAAAGATTAAGAGTTCGCTTTAGAGTAAGTCCAGCTGGGCTACTCCAAAGTAAATCATTAATCTGAGCTGCGTTCATAGAAGTGGACGTACTCGGTGTGCGATAGAATTGAAAGACACGGAAATTTGATTCCGGCCACTCAAGTCTAAACATCCGTTTATGATAGGATGTCCACACCTCATACGGGTAAACTCCCGTTACCTCGGTTCTGAGTTCATATCTAAAATTATTGAACCCAGCTACACAGCCGGGGATACTGTACGACATTCCTTTAAGAACATCGCTGACTGGTATGAACCAATCTACTAGAAAGCTCCAAGGGATTCCGTCCCAGATAGCTCCGAGTGGGTTAAAATGAAAACCCTGAGAATCCAAGATGTCATGTCTAAAATAACGAACCACTTTAGCAGACGCATTTGCGTGCTGAGTGTAGTGCGTGTATATATTTTGATTATACATACCGTACTTAAGTCGTTCTGACTGACTCGCGGACTGGCCCGAAACTTCCGATATACGGAAAACAGGTCGATCACGGGGATTCAGCTTTTCCCATAGTTCCTCAATCTCACTGATCAACGGCCTCACGGCCCATTGATACTGAAGATACGAGGTGGGTAAACTTTGTCGCACCGTAGACGTTCCCGCCAAAGCAGTATATGCTTTGGAGAAATTTCCTTTGCGGAGATAACGTATCGACGTAGGCACGCTCTTAAAGAATCGAGCGCTGGCCGAACACGCTTCAGCAAGGTCCTTGGCAAG